TTTTTTTTTACTATTACTTGCAATGAAATATAAATTTTAAAAGTTGGTACTATGGAAACAAAAGATTTTTTACGGAAATCCAGATCTATGTCTAATCCTTTAAATAATTCATTTATGGCTACAACTGAAAAAAAGAACAAAATTTGGTCTGCTATCATTTCAGCGATCGTTTCTTTGTTAACTTCGTTAGGAACAATTTTAGTAGGACAGTAGTATGGATAAGGTTGGTACTATAAAATATTTGGCTAAACGCTGTTACCATGGTAAAAATGTTATAAATCCCTACACGGGACAAGTTATGTACCAACCATGCGGCGAATGTCCCGCTTGTCTTACCCGCAAGGCGTCTATTCGCTCTATGCGGGTAAGTTTACAAAAGTCTTTATCTAAGTACACTTATTTTATTAATCCTTCTTATGATCAAAAATATGTTCCGAAGTGTCAAATTTTTAAGGTTCATTCTGATGATTCTAATTCGACTCTTTACAAGCTTGTTGTCAAGCCTCGAAAGCGTGGAGATTATAAGATGGTTCAAAAGGTGTATTCTAAGAAATATAAAAAGATCATTGAAAAGGAAGTGGATGCGCCACTTTCTTATGATGATAATTTCTTTTATTATTTCAACGCTTCTGATGATTATATCCGTGATTATCGTGAACAAGCTACTTTGAATGTTAACGGTAAGTATCCTCATTTGCAGGATTATTACGGTTATATTTCTCGGAAGGATGGTCAATTATTTGTTAAACGTTTGCGTAAGCATATATCTAAGTTTGCTGGAAAATATGAAAAAGTACATATCTACCTTGTATCAGAATACGGACCCGTACACTTCCGTCCGCATTTCCATCTCTTACTATTCACGGACTCGAACAAAGTCGCCAAGAATATTGGGCGAATTATTAATGCGAGTTGGAAATTTGGTCGTTGTGATTGGTCTGCCTCGAGAGGCGACGCTGAATCGTACGTTGCGGGCTATGTTAACTCATTTAGTCGCCTTCCCCATCACCTTAAACAGGATGATAGAGTTAAACCGTATAGTCGTTTCTCGAACGGATTTGCAACATCATGCTTTTCTGACGCCACGAAAGCCGTTAGAGATAGTATTTCCCGACCGATCGAAGAGACCCCGCTCTCTCCATTCCTTAATGGAGTCCCTTGCCTCATTAATGGAAGACTTCTCTCAATCCGCCCTCCCAGGTCGGTTGTCGATTCCTGCTTTCTCCGATATGCGTGCAATGGTCGATTGTCTAGCGATGAATTATATTGGCTTGTACGAAGCTTATCTACAACGTTATCCCGATCTTTTCAAGCAGTCCGAAGAGACAATCCAAGTGCAACATTAATGGATGTTTGTAGGCTTCATCTTCGATCTATTTATTCCATGTCTTCTCGTTCCGTGGAAGATTTTTTAAATATTGAAAATCAACTTTACACGTGTTATTATTATGCTCGGCTTGAATCCCCAACGACCGATGTTCGCTCGGATATTTTATTCGATAGTGATTGTATGCGGTTATATCGTTTTTTTCGTTGTGTTGGTAAATTTATTTCGTTTTGGAATATCACTCCTAGTTCGACTTATGAATACATTCGTAGGACGGTTGATATTTCTAAGCACTATTATGCTCGGCTTTCTTATACTTTGCTACGTTCTCAGTACACTGAGCTCACTGGCTTAGTTGATCTTGACGAGGAGTTGGTAGATTTTCTTATTGCTCCCGTTACTGAGGATGTTCCTTCCTCGGATGGTATTTCAGTTTTGGAATACCATCCCCCTTTGATTCTCTTGTCCGTTCCCACCCTATCTTGTCTTTGGCTCAAGCTAAGGCCAAGACGGATTGTGACAATCGTGTTAAGCATCGTGATTTGAATGATCGAAATTTGAAGTATGTATAGAACTATTTACATTTATCGTTTGGATGATTTGGTTAATCCCGATTTTATTGGAGATAACATGGTTTTGATGATGCGTGATCGTTTTCGTGTCTCTTCAGTTTCTCAGTGTGATGAGTATTGTCATCGTTTGGAAAAGTATTTAAACTCTTTAAGTATTTATAGATATAAGGTAACGCAGTATCCTCGAGATAAATCTCACGAGTTTATTTCGGAACAAATGTTGTTACCTTTTGATTAGTTTAACTTAAATTTTAATTTATGGGTTCACGACTTTTTTCTTATGGAGATGTGAAAGGTAGGCCATCTCGTGCTGGTTTTGACCTTTCTAAAAAGTTTTGTTTTACTGCTAAAGCTGGACAATTGCTTCCTGTTTATTGGAAAATGTTACTTCCTGGTACGAAAGTAAATTTGAAGGATATGCATTTTACTCGTACCATGCCGGTTAATACTGCCGCTTATACTCGTATCAAGGAGTATTTTGATTGGTATTTTGTTCCGTTGCGTTTGATTAACAAGAATTTGAATCCTGCCTTGGTAAATATGTTGGATCAATCTAATATTGCTACCTCTTTGATTCGAAATAAGGTTGTTTCGGATGAAATTCCGTATACTGATTTTTCTACGATTACTTCAATGTTTAATCAATTTGAATCTTCAGTCGGTGATGATCAGTTTGATATTGCTGGTTTTAAACGTATTCCTCAGTCTGTTAAGTTGATGCGTCACCTTCGCTATGGTAATTTCTTGTATGATACTACTTGGAATTCTAAGCCTGATAAGAATATGGGTTACTCTTCCGTTAAGGATTTTAATCTTTATGCCCAGTACAATCTTAACGTGAATGTTCTTCCTTTGGCTGCTTATCAGAAAATTTATTGTGATTATTTTCGTTTCGAACAATGGGAAAAGGCTCAGCCTTACACTTATAATTTTGATTATTATTCTGGTGGTAATATTTTAACCGAGTATGAGAACGATCCCGTTGAACTGCTTCAAAAGGATAACTTGTTTTCTCTTCGTTATGCTAATTACCCTCGTGATTTATTTATGGGAGTTTTTCCCTCTTCTCAATTAGGATCGGTTGCTACGGTAAAAATTGTTAATAGTAATAATCCGTCGATTGCTCTTAGTTCTCAGCGTGGTATTCTTTTGGGTACTGTTGCATCTGATGGTACTACTGTTTCTTTATCTAATTCTCAATCGGTTACTCCGGGCGTTAATCCTTCTTTGGTTACTTTATCTTCTAGCTATAGTGCTACTTTTGATATCCTTTCTTTCCGTATTGCCAAGCTATCCAGCGTATGCGTGAGATACAACAGTGTGCAGGTCAAGGATACAAGGAACAACTTGAGGCTCGTTGGAACGTGAAATTGTCTACTGCTTTGTCTGATCATTGTATCTACATTGGTGGTGATTCTTCCCAGATCAATATTTCTGAAGTTTTGAATAATAATTTGGATGCCGAGCAGTCTCAAGCCGATATTAAAGGAAAAGGTGTTGGTTCTGGTTCTGGTTCTGAGTCCTTTGAAACTCAAGAACATGGTATTTTGATGTGTATTTATCATGCTGTTCCGGTTTTGGATTACGAGCTGTCTGGCCCCGATCTTCAGCTTTTGAATACTTACGCTACTGACCTTCCTCAGCCCGAGTTAGATAATTTAGGTCTTGAATCACTTCCATTTTTCTCGTTGATGAATCGTGCAAGTAATTCTTATCCGTCTTCGGTTAAATTTAATACTATTTTAGGTTATGTTCCTCGGTATATCGCTTACAAGACTGATGTTGATTGTATAGAAGGCGCTTTCTTGACTTCTTTGAAATCTTGGGTTGCTCCTTTGACCATTGATGAACTTGTTTTGAAGATTACTTTAGGATCTTCTTCTACTACTTGGTCACCTAATTATGGTTTATTTAAGGTTAGTCCTCGTGTTTTGAACTCCATATTTGTTTCTCGGTGTGATGATACTATTGACACGGATCAATTCTTGGTTGAATCTTTCTTTGATGTGAAGCTTGTTCAGAATTTGGATTATGACGGTATGCCTTATTAATTTTAAATTTGTTTGTTATGGAAGATAAATCTATTTTAAATACTCTTGTTAATTCGGAGTTTCTTACGGTTCGTCCTATTGATGAAATGCGTTTTGTTCAAGAATTGAATGGTTCTGTTCGTTTTGTTTCTGATGCCACGTTGCTTTTAAATGAGCAACGTATCATAAATGATATTGGTGAAGATAATTATCGTAATTTCATTCGTGAATTACAGGTGAATCCCTCTTCTCCTTATAAAGATGGTAATTTTACCGATGAGCAATTGATGACCGAGATCAAATCTCGTTACGTTCAATCTCCTTCTGAGGTTCGTGAATGGGTTCGTGATATGCTTGATAAGCAGGAACAAATTTCTGATGATGTTGAGGCTAAATTGGAAGAAATGAAGGCTTCTGAGTCTGAGTCTACTGTATCCGCTGGATCTGTTGAGGTTAATCCTGTATAATTATGAATAATACTACTCGTATGGATCCCGCTACTCTTGGTTCTATTATTACTGCTGGTGCTGGTCTTGCAGGTACTGCTGTTTCTGGTGTTGCTTCCGGAAAGATGAATAGGAAGAGTATCAAGTATAATAAATGGGCTTTACAGGAACAGCAGAAATTTCAATCTGAACAAGCTCAGCTTGGTCGTGATTGGTCTGAGGAGATGATGTCTAAGGCAAATCAGTGGAATTTGGATCAGTGGAATCGTGAGAATGAATACAATCTTCCCGAAAATCAGAAGGCTCGCCTCCTTGCTGCTGGAATTAACCCGGCTCTTGCTATGCAAGGTGCCTCTTCTGTTGGACAGGCAGGTTCTTCTCCCTCTTCCGCTTCTGCTCCTTCTCCTGCATCTCCGTCTGGTGCGTCTGCTCCTTCGTTGAATTTGCAACGCCCGGACTATGGAACTGGTTTTGCCCAGCTTTCTTCTGCTGTGAATTCTTATTTTGATAATAAGATAAAGTCCGAACAGGCTGAAGGTTACGGTCTTGATAATGCTTTAAAGGCTGCTTATGGTGATCGTGCTTACCAGTTGAGCCTCGGTAAGACCGAGGCCGAAATTGATAACATTCGTGCTTCTACTTCTAAGTCTTATGCTGAATCTGCCTTGGTTAATTTACAAGCTAAGGAAAAGGAGATTTTGAATAAGTATTTGGATGCTGGTCAGCAGCTTTCTCTCTTTCTTAAGTTGGGTGAGCTTGCTACTATGAAATCTCAACGTGAATTGCTATCTGCTCAAACTCGTAAGGCTATTGCTGAAGAAATTGAGGTCTCTGCTCGTGCTCGTGGTCTTAAGATTTCTAATTATATTGCCGAGCAGACTGCAGAACGTTTAATCATTGCTGCTAATGAAGAAAATCGTTATCGTGGTATTCAATCTCGTTCGGCCGCTTATTGGGCGCCTGTTCAAGAGTTTTACAAGACTGGTCAATTGTCTGCCGATCTTAAAGCTTCTGAGATTGCGAATATTATGGCCGAATTTGAGCGTTACACGAAAGATACTCCTGGTAATCGTTGGATCCAGAAGAATATCGTGCCCGTTTCTTCTGCTATAAGCCCTATACTTGATGCCGCTGCTATGTTTACTGTTGCTGGTGGTATTGGTAAGGCTGCTAAGGCTTTTAAGCCTAAATATGGTAAGATTCCGAAGTATTCTTTTGAAAAGTAACATATTTAAACTATACTTTTAACAGAATTTAAGACGTTAAATTTTGTATTATATGTAGTGTTCCGTATCTTTGTAGTGTAATCAAAACATGAAAAGATATGGAAACTACATTTTATTTTATTAGCTTTTATTATTCTGATGCTAGAGAATTATTTCCGGTTGAAACTCGTAAGATGGTTTGTTATTCTGATGATGAACTTTTAATTTTGAAGGCTGAGTGTCGTAAGTATTGTCGTCAAATTTTTCGTAATGGTTTTGGTCGTAAAGCTTCTGATGTAACTTATCGTTTGTCTGCTGTTTCCGAGCATCAATATAATGAATCTATTTATAGCCTTCTTTAGTGAAGGCTTTTCTTTTCACGTCCTGTTCATTCAAATATAGAATTCCGGCGTTCGGATTTCCTCATCCTCTTGCCCTGCGGCGAGCACTCGAGTCACCATCTAGCTGCCTGACCTTCCTATTTCCCTCCAATCTCCCTTTGGGAGTTGCAGGGAACTGGAAGGCAGCGTCGAATTCTTACTTTTAAAACCTATGAAATTTGAATGTTTTGTTTCCCTTGTGCGCTGGATCGCAATGGCCCGGCGAATGCAAATCGGACAAAAACGTGAGCGCAGCGAACACCCGATTGTATGAGCCTAGGACGCCATTGCGGTGCGTTATTATATTATTTTTGTTTTTTAACCTTATTTAACTATGAAATCTAAATACTTGTGTCCGAAGGATTTGCAGGTTATCACCCTGCAAAGGTTTTCTCTTGTCATAATTACCCACAAGTGACACCGTTACAACATATCTTTTTTTTT